ATGGATGCTCTTGCTGAATTGATGGCGTATCCACGTTTGCTATACCCAGACTCACTTGATGGTGATGTTGATCTTCGTGCAGGCGGTGTAACGACTTACGATTCATCTAATCCTAATGCTAAACCAGAAGAATGGATGACTCGCGGTAATTATCCTTTGGCAGTAGAACTATTGAAAGAGAAACGTGATGCCGTTAATGCTTCGTTCTTTGTGGATATGTTCCAGTTGCTCAAACAGCTTCAGGATAAACGCATGACGGCGTATGAGATCGCCCAGCGTCAAGCCGAGAAGGTAGAAAGCTTTCGTCCAATCTTTGATCGCCATGTAACGGAACGTCTTAATCCACTTCTGCGTCGTATCTTTGGTATCCTTTATCGCAAAGGAGCCTATGGCGTAGCTCCCCGTGGCTTAATGGTTCCAGTCGGTAATGAAGGACAAGAAGCCCTCGCATTACCTGAGATCGTTATCACAAGTCGCGTTAGCTTGGCTCTTAAAGCTAGTCAGAATCAAGGTATCGTTAATACACTTTCTATCTTAGAGCCACTTCTGCAAAGCCAACCTGATTTGGCAGATAATTTTGACATGGATACTTTAGTCCGAGAATTAGCTCGTAACAACAGTCTACCTCCCGATATTGAACGTCCTCTAAAGATGGTTCAAGAAATGCGTCAAGCCCGTGCCCAGCAAATGCAAGCCCAGCAAACGATTCAATCCGTTCAAGGTATTGCTAAAGCTGGTAAGGACTTGAATAAAGCCCCGCAGAGAATGCAGGACTCAGTGATGGGTATGATGGATGAAGGTTAATAAATAATCGTGCCAGAATTAAATATACCACAGCCTGTTTCTGCGGCTGCTGAAACTAAAGCTACTCGGCTTGCTGCTGCATACCAAGATGTCTTTGGACAAGCATCTCGTAGAACCAGCAGTCAGAAACTCGTCATGGACTCGATGCGTGATCGCGCTTGCCAAGACCTTCCTATTTTTGATGCCGATAAAATCGGTAACTTTGATCCCTTGCGTGCCGCCCACAAGGATGGTGCAAGGACAATTTACCTCTACATTGAACGTCAGCTCGATAGAGCCAGGCATAATGTAGAGAAAACAAAACCAAAAACAAAACGGTAGTTATGAGCAAAGACACTAATACGGTTGAATGGGATCTCGTTGGAGACCAAATCCAGCGTTCGCATAAAGGTAAAGACCTAGTGGTCGGTACTTTTATTGATGGTCGTTTAGAATTTGAAGATAAAGATGCGGAAAAGAAATACCGCACTGGCGCAATCACTTACATTGAAACCTCTAGTGAAAGTGGTGGTCTTGGTATGGGCGTAAAGTCATTCGGCATTAAAGGTGAAGAAGATGCTCAGAAAGAAGATGAGCCTATTATGCCTAAAGAGAATCCAACTCTAGGAGATATGACTCCTGCGGTTGTAACGTTTTATGCTAAACATCGCCCTAAAGAGTTTGTTATTCGTTATGGCGTAACTCTCGATAGCAAAGGCAAATACCAACGTGTATGCTGCCGTCGTGAACGCTGGGATCTGGTTAAGACCAATCCTAAAGAAAGCGACGTTAAGGAATTTGTTAAATCATGGGAGGTTCTTCAGAATATGATCCTCGCTCGTCGGGCTACACAGCTTACGGCATCATTGGAAACCGTTATTAATGAAGATGAGTTCAACTCATACGCAGAAAATAGCGCAACGGCAGATCGCTTTGCTGCATCACAACAATCTGTTTCCGAGGATTAATCTATGAGCACACAAACTCCTGTTGAAAATGCGCCAGTTAACGAGTCTGTACCTAGCCAGGATACTTCTGCGACGTTAGATCCTTTTAATGGTCAAGGAACGGCTACTGCACAGCCAGTTAATACGTCACCTTGGTATTCAGATTGGCTCCAAACGGACGGTCAGATCAATCAATCCTCGTATGATCGGCTTCCTGAACACCTCCGTCATCTCAAACCATCACTAGCTAATGGCAAAAGCATTGATGATGTATTCACAAAGATGGCAAACCTTAGTCTATTAGCAGGCAAGAAGGGTCTCGCGCCACTCCCTGCTGATGCTAAACCAGAGGTAGTTGCTGAACGTAATGCACTTCTGCGTACTATTCAAGGTGTTCCAGAGAAACCAGAAGGCTATAATATCAAGAAACCTGATGATATTCCTGATAATATGTGGAATACGGAACTAGTTAGTAAGGCTTCGCAGATCATGCACGAAGGTAATGTGCCACCAGCTATTGTTAATAAACTTATTCAAGCTCAAATTGAGGATTCTAAAGTTCAGCAGCAGGCAAGTCTTGCCTATGAGAAGCAGTTCTTTGCTGATCAGGATAAAACTATTCGCTCTCAGTTGGCTAAAGAGAGCATTGGTTATGACAAAGCTATGGATTTAGCTAGCCGTGCAGCTCGTACTCTAGGTATTGATCCAGTAAATGACGTTGTTTTTAAGAATGCTAAAGTATTCTTAGCCCTATCGCGTGTTGGTCAGCAGATTGGTGAAGACAAACTTGTCTCTGGTGATACTCCAGAAGATATGCGTGGCGAGAGTGATACCTCTAGGGCGCGTGATATTGTCACTAATAAGGCCAACCAGTACTATACAATGTATCACGATGGTACTCATCCTCGAAATCGTGAGATCAAGCAGTTGGTCAATCAGCTCTACTCTGAGGGTACTCGTAAAAATATGTCTTCTAATAAACGATGAATATGCCAGATTTGAAAGAGGATGATATCGATCCAGCAGATCAAGTAGAAGTCATTCCAGAGTTAAATAACACCTTTCGTCCATTGCGAGATATGGTGTTAGCTCTGTACAACGATATGAAGAAGATGCAAGGTGACATCTATATTCCTCCTACCAAGAAGATTGCCAATCAAGTGTTTCACGATGCCAAGGTTGTTGCCTGCGGTATTAAGTGTGAACACACTAAAGTTGGTAACACCATCAGGGTAGGAGAGCATCATGGTGACTTTTATACTATTGCAGGCAAACGTCATGTTCTTATCCGAGAAAAAGACATTGTCGGAATTTACAACAACATACAAACTTGACAGTACTCATTAGCTAAACAAAGGATAGAAAACCTCCAAAATATTATGCCACAAGGAAACACAGTTTATAGTTTAGATGCCGATGCACTTGCTCAGATTTCTGGATCTGGTGTGTCTGTTCCATACGCCCCAACTTACGCAGCCTCCATCACGCTTGATGTTGGTATTAGCACCTACGCCAACATTGTTACTACCGCCGCAATCGGTAATGCCAGCATTCTAGCGTCAAGTGGTGGTCTTCCTGGTCAACGCCTTTCGGTCATTATTTCTAATGACTCTGGCGGTGCTCGCACCATTACCTTTAGCACCAATTTTCGTGCAACGGGTACGGTTGTTGGTACGGCTAGCAAAGTGATTGCGGTTAATTTTGTGTCTGATGGTAGTAAGTTTATCGAGCAGGGTCGCTCGGTTTCTGCTATTACCTGATCATAAAGTTTTTAATCAGTTTACAAGTGCGCTTGACTTTTATAGTTTGGCGCACTTTGTCTTTTACAGAGTAGCTGAGGACACCTGTTTTAAAGCAATCCGTTCACTATTCGGCAATTCACGTTCCGAGTAACGATCCGTCTAACGGACATCCGGGTCTCGAACAAAATTCAGTTTTTGTTTGTTTTAATCCAATACTACAATGTCTACAGTTTCAGGCGTTTTTTCGCTACCTCCGCATTATCAGGTAGCTTTCGATGACAACTGGCGGGAGATCATGGCGCAGCAAAAAATGCACCGTCTCGCTGGCAAATACCTCATGGACAACGTCGCTGGCGCAACTAAGCGTTACGACCAGACCGGAGCCCAATCCTATTCGCTACGTCAAAAGACCGCTCGCGCCCAAAAGACCGAGCCGTCCGATATTCCATCGTTCTTCCGTTGGGTGCGTCCTCGCCCCTATGACAAGACGACCTGGATCGACGAGCATGACCATCTTTTGCTGGGTACGCTTCCTGATCCTCAGGGTACTACGGTTAAAAATCATGCTATCGCATCTAACCGTCAGAAGGACATCATCCTTATTAATGCCGCTCTTGGCACTAATTACACTGGCGCACAGGGTACGACTGCAACCACGCTTCCTGCTGCACAGCAGATCGCTGTCAATGCCATCTCTGGTGGTACGGGCAGCAATTCTGGCCTGACGCTCTTCAAGCTGATCAACACCTCGTACATTCTCGATGCTGCTGATGTCGATGAGAATGATCGTTTCTTTGTCTACGGTGCTAAAGAATTGAACAATCTCTTAGTCAACGTCGATCAAGTGGACAATGCTCTGTACAACGATGTGCAGGCTCTCCGCAAGGGTCGCGTTGTTGACTTCATGGGCTTTGAGTTTGTTCGGACGCAGTTGCTTCCGTTTGCCTCTGGTTCCACCACCGTTCGCACCTGCTTTGCTTATCAGAAGGATTTCCTTATGATGGGCATGGGTGAAGACCAAAAGACTCATGTCGATATCTTGCCTGACCAATCCCACGCCATCCAAGTGCGTACCGTCCTCCTTATGGATGCTACCCGCATGGAAGAACAGGGTATTGTTCAAGTATCTTGCGACGAGTCTGTGTAACCATTAACCTCAATATAAAGGACTTACTACAATGGCTACTTTCTATACAAATGTTGCAGCAAATCAGCAGAGCGGGGTTAACTTCCCTGCGGGTACTTCAGGTATCGCTCTCGCTCCTAC